TATCTGTGTCGGGTCGTAGCCACTTTCAAAGGTAGTGTCTGCGCCAACAGTTATTACGCCCGCATTTAACTTACCTACCCATCCAGCATCAGCGTGTATGCCCTCACCAGAGATAGCTAGCTTCCAAGTCTGCCCACCGTCATAGGAGATAATCAAGCCTTGTGGAGTAATTCTAAGCAATTTGCCAGTTAATTCACCTGTTACTTCGTCACGATCAAACCAAGTAGATACACCATCAACCAGCGTATAATCACCACTTGCACCGTTGATTTCAGTTGCTTCTGTATTGATTATTGCTTTAAGCAAGTTTTGAAAACTCGTATTCGGAGCAACCACATTCTTATAAAACTTCGCCATTAAAACGGTCTGTGCTACTGTTGCGGCTATCTTCTCCAACGGGTCGCCTAACTCCATGTCGCATAGCCACGGTTGGAATACATTGTGCCGATAGCGGATGATTCGCACTCTAGCATTAGCACCAAAATCCTCATCAAATAAGTCCACCATGTCGCTTCGTTTGAAAGTCTCATGCCCATAACCAGGAATTGAACGCAGGTCTAACACTTCGGTCTTGTAGTTGTGTCGGGGTCTGCACATGACGGCTAGTTGTTTCTCGCCTTGCACTTTTAGTTGTGCTTGGTCTGCTAAGTCTTGGTTGTACCAAACTCCCTCTAAAACCTGCGTAGAATAGCTCTGGTTGTCGAGGTAAAGCAAGCCACCGTTAACTGTAGCAATATTTAAGTCATTTTCACCAAAAGGATATAACCGTGTCACTATGTCGTAATCATCAACGCGATTAATGCCTTTCAAGTTTTTAGCATAGCGTATTTGATAACCTGTGTAGTTCTGCCACGCTTCTTCATCACGCAAGGAGACGGTTTTGTTTATGCTATCCCAAATTAGAATACCGCCCCATTTTTCCTGCACTTGATTGATATTGTATAAGACGCTTTCCTTCTCGGTTTCAAGGTCAAAGGTGCCTACTACATCTACTGTACCTACTGTCCAACCCGTGCCGTTAAGGAGATAAGATAATGCACTTCCAGCAGAGCCAGCTTCAAATCCACCATGAGCTTCGCCACCAGATACGATTATTACTGCACCCCACGGAGGATTGGGATTCTGCGGGTCGTTGGAAACGGTCTGATATTTCTTGCCCAACAGTACCCATGATTCGTGAGCTTTGATTTTACCAGTTAACTTTTGCCCGTCCCTTTGCTTGTCTACTGCATCAGGATTGAGAATTACAAACTCTTTGCCGTCTGCGTAAATACGGTACTTGTCAGTGAGATATTGCCATTTTGTCTCTAATTTAAGCGTTGTCAAACTTAGACTATGCAACTGCGGGGTTGCGCTCGTGTCGGTCGTGCTTAGCGTTTCCTTGATTTTTAGCCTTGCGGTAGACAAATTGGTATCGCTTGCAATGCCCGGTATACTGCTGCCGCTTGTCGCTTCCTGATATGCCCCGTAGGTTGCACCTCCATCTGTGCTGAGTGCGATTTCCACCTTGACGACTGTATCTGTCGGCGTAGTTTTTGACCACTCTATTTTAGTGCCACCTGCGGGATTTGCGCCGGACAGGTCTACCTCTTTGATGCGAGTGCCAAAGGGCTTGGGTTGGCTACCATACACCTGCCATTCAGAAAGCTCATAATAGCTTCCTGCGGCGGAGGCACTAACGGTCATACGGACATAACGCCCGTTGACAGTTGTAAAAGTATGTTCTACCCAAGCCTTATGAACAGTATTGCCTGTTTTCGTGACAACTACCGTTTGTTCCCCTGCAAACGCTCCTGTCTCCGAAATGGCGATAGTATAATCTTTTGGATAACGCCCCGTTGTACTATTGTCTATCCACCTAACTTTGTCGATATTAAAAACATCACCTAAGTCTATTTGATGCCACTGCGGAAATACCGCCCCGCTAGCTGTACCAAAATGTGTACCCGGCCCAAAAACGATACTTCCGTCAACTAAATTATCAGGGCTGTAGGCAGAGCTATACATACTTGATGCTGACATACCGCTTTCTTTGCCTGTGGAAATGTCGCTACTTATAGTTGTAGCAAGCTCCAAATCCCCCGCACTTGTAGCCACTACATTGGCAAGAGTGCCGGAGTTAAAATCGGCCTGTGTGGTTTCAGCATAAGTAAAATCAGTAATTGACTGCGTTTTTAAATTCAAAGGCAACTCAATCTCAAGCGTACAAGTGCCATTCTGCTCATCATCAATCCAGCATTCTTTCAAGCCATCTGATTCGGGCGATAAAAAAGCTACCGTATCACCGGTAGCCGTCTTAATCTCGATATATTCAGGTATTATATAAGGCAAATTCTCACCTCCTTACTGCCATCTGTTGTACCATTTAACGGTTGTCGTACCTGCACTAGCCGCAGTTACAGTATTGTTTCCAACCGCTAACTTTGGGAAAATGCCGTTAAAGTTAGCCAATGCATTAGCACCGTTAAAAGTGCAAGTTAGTTTTTCCGTGTCAATTATCAATGTGTCGCTTGCAGTTACAGTTCCGGTATAGGTCATTGTCTTACCTGCCACCGTAACGCTAGGATTGGTCACAGAACCAACGATTTCAACTACAACAGGTGTTTCTTCATTGCCACTATTTACTGCCGTTCCAGAGCCTTCTAAAAGGCTTTCCGTTGATGCTTTGATTATAGGGTCGTGCATTTTAAAAGGAATGGTAAATTTGCGATAACCGGGTCCTTCTTCAATGACTCTTAATTGCCCAACATAAAGCACGTTGTAGACTTTTCCAGCCCTATTAGCAAAAGTTAAAGCTTGCACTCCAAGTTTAGGATTTAAAGCACCCATTATAACCGCTTCTTTTGCGCCCCATGTTTCAGGCGTTGTCTCAACGAAACAAGGCAGGGATATTAACCCTGCCTCCATATCAACACCGAAAAGGATTTCACCATCTTTGCCGGGAACTGACTCTGAATAGTCTTTGAAGTTTCGGATAAATTCAGTTCCTTTCATCACATACGCCAGTTCTGTTGAACCTGATTTCAATATTCCGTTCGCATCCACTGTTAAAGCCATATATCAACCACCCCCTAACCATTAGCCGTTAGCATTGAACGAATTTCAATACCTAATGCCTGCATGTCTGCTCTGTCATTCAATGATACATTTTCAATGTTTACAGCTTTATCAACTAACAACCTACGCCGTTCCATAGCAGTTATTATCTTGTCAGCTACACGATTTAAGTCAGCAGTACCACCACCGCTTATCATGCTACTTATATCCGGTGTTTTAACCAAGATAGAAGCCAACCTGTCAAAACTAGCAGTTAATTTGGGCGATAACACCCGTTCATCATGCCTTAGAACTGCCGCCCCATCACGCAGTACCTTTGCCCCATCGTGTGCCTTGTCCCATATCGAAACCTCGCGGTTTTTATCGTTATAGGTTACGCTATAACCAAGTGCTTCTGCTACTTCACGAATACCCAAGTATGTTCTGCCGTTATCGTTCCATGCAGGAGTGAATTTACGACCATTAATGGTAACCGTTCCATCTGCTTGATTCCAAGTAGCTGAATAACCTAAAAGTCCCGCTAACGTTTGCGACCACGCATAAGTATAACCACTTTTATTAACATAGTTTTCTGGTCCAACAACAGCCTTGAGCCTTTTGCCGCCACCACCAGTACCAGTGCCGGGTTCGGGGGGCCTGCCACCGCCTCCGGTTCCACCACCAGGGCTACCGCCAGAACCGCCACCACCAATTAAATCGTCTATTTGCTCTAATGCGCTGCCAAAGTCTAAATTACCCCTGAACGCTTCGGAGGCTATACGAGCAATTTCAGCCATCTTCCGTTCCAGCTCTTCACCGCTTACATCTGTAGCTGCCATCATGCGCAGGTTGCTATCGTCTAAAAGTCTCTCAAGTTCACTATAAAACTTCTGCATTTCCTGCTTCTTGCGGTCGTTTTGCTTTTTAATCTGATTGATCTCTTCCCGGGCGGCTTTCTCGATAGCTTTTTGTTCTTCCCGTAAAGCATCTATCTGGTCTTGATAAGCGTCCTTCTGGTCCTCTCTAGCCCATTGATTCTGCTGCAATGACCATCTGCGATCTTCTTCAGCTATTTGCTTGTCAATATCAGCTATGGCGTCCTGATGTTCTAAGCCGGTTCTAAGCTGATGATACATTCGTTCTTCCGCGAGTTCAGCTAGTTTTTGCTCATGCTGCCTTGCGGCTTCTTCCCTATCTTCTGCTTCTGCATCATCATCCAACAAATCCATTAGTTTTTGAATGGCCTTAATCTGCTCATCAATCGCACTTACCGCCGCATTAGCTTGTTCCTCTTTTTGTTCAATCAGGCGGTCATTTGTCTCGATTTCAGATTCATACTGTCTCATGCGAGCATCATACGCATCTTTGATTCGGTCGCGTTCTCGCTGCAACATTTCCAACCGATTTCTATATTGCTTTTCCTCAAGGTCCCACAATTGCTCACGTTCCAGTCTTTCCTTGTCAATGCTCGCTAAAATTTCCGCTTCCAGTTGTGCGTTCATCCGACCAATAGCTTCCATGTGTTGCATCCATGCCATTGTCTGCTGGTAGTATGCGGTATAAGCTGAAGTAGCCAACTGCTCCATAGCACCTTTGTTTTCCCATATCTTTTGAGTGTTACTTGCTATCGCACCGGAAAGACTATCCATTTCGCTTTTAAGAGATGATACAGCACTTGCAGCGTTTTTCATGTGTTCTTCGTCACCAGCAGTTTTAAACCGTTCGTATTCGTCCGTTGCTTTAGCCAATAATGGGGTTAGTGCATCAATCTGTTGCTGATATTGCCGATTAGCATTTGTTAACTGTACTTGCTCATTGTTTAATAAAGCAATTTTACGAGCTAACAATTCCTGCATACGAGCATAATCTTCTGTTGTAGCAGTACCATTTTCTATCTTACTGTTTAAATAGTCGTATTCGGCATTAGCTACGTTTAACTTTCTACCAACTGCGTCCATAGCTGATTCTATGCCCATGTTGACTATTTCAAACATTTTAGAGGTTTCCGCTAGTCGCTTTAATGCTTCAGCAATTTCATCAATTTCTTTACCTTTAGAACCGGAACCACCGGGCGCACCAGGGGCAGAATAATCTCCGCCAGTTGCAATATCAGCGTTTATTGCCGCTATATTTCTTTGAGAGTCTTTTATGGCTCTTTCAATGGATTCAATTTGTGATTTAGCTTGCTTTGCTGCTTTAACGGATTCTGCTCTTTCTTTTTTAAGATTATCTATATTCAAGTGTCTAGGGTCTTTATTAAATTGGTTTAATGGATTAATCTGTTTTAAAAAGTTTCCAGCAGCTTGCATAAATCCCCATGACATAGGGTCATTATAAGCATTTATTTCCTGTTGTATTATTTCTAATCTAGCAATCGCAGCTT